CGGGGTTTGAGGTGAGGACATGCTGCATGACGCAAGGACAGAAGCGTACGGCACTGGACGAGGTCAAGAAAGGGGAGATCCTCGCGCTGTTGAGCGTGGGGTGCAGCCGGCGCATGGCCGCCCGGTGCGTGGGCTGCTCGCCCAGCACGATCCCCAGAACGGCGCTGCGCGATCGCGAGTTCGCCAAGCGGCTCGGCCGCGCCACGCTGGCGGCACAAGTTGGGTACCTGAAGCGGATCCAGAAGGCGTCGCAGAAGGAGCAGTACTGGCGTGCGGCCGCCTGGGCGCTGGAGCGGCTGAATCCCGACGACTTCGGCCCGCGCAGCCCGGACACCGTCACCCTCGTGCGGATCAAAGAGATGATGACCACGTTGGGCCAGTTGGTCGTCGAGGAGCTTCCCAACCCCGCGGACCGGAAGCACATCATCGCGGGCGTGAGTGCCATGCTCGCCGAACTGGACGCCGAATCCAAAGAAGACGGAGGCAGCGATGAAAAGCGGCCTGGCAATGCTTGAGAACGGGTCGGCTTCGCGGTGGCTGGGGGAGGCGCTGCGGGCGTTCCGCGACGAGCTGGTCCGGAGTCACCGGCGGGCGCGTCGCACGTGGCAAGGGCGCGGCGGGCTGGGTCTGATCGCGTGGGGCCAGAAGTACCTGCCCGCGCATTTCACCCGGCCGCCCTCGATCATGCACCGCTGGCTGGCCCAGCGGCTCGACGGAATGTCGCCGCGCCGGGGCATGAAGCTCAACGTGCTCGGCCCGCGCGGCGCCGCCAAGTCGACCCTCGGCACGCTGGCGTATCCCCTGCGCGAGGCCCTCGAAGGACGCCATCGCTACATCTGGATCGTCTCCGACACCCGGCCGCAGGCCCATGCCCACCTGGAGAACCTCAAGGCGGAGCTCGTGGACAATCCGCTTCTGGGCGCGGACTATCCGGACGCCGTAGGGCGGGGCCCGACCTGGCGGAGCGGCGCGATCGAGCTGCGCAACGGCGTGGCCATCGAGGCGTTCGGCACCGGCCAGCGGATCCGCGGCCGCCGCCACCGCGCCGATCGGCCCACGCTGATTGTCTGCGACGACTTGCAGAACGACGGGCACATGCTTTCGGCGCTCCAGCGGGAGCGGTCGCGCACCTGGTTCCACGGCACGCTGCTTAGGGCCGGCAGCCCGCAGACGAGCGTGGTGAACCTGGCCACGGCGCTGCACCGCGAGGCCCTGGCCATGGAGCTGGCCCGCACCCCCGGCTGGGAATCGCGGACCTTCAAGGCCATCCGCCGCTGGCCGCACCAGATGGTCCTCTGGGAGCAATGGGAGTCGCTCTACGCCGACGTGGAAGACCCCAGCGCCACGGCAAACGCCAGACGGTTTTACGAGGAGCACCGGGCGGAGATGGACGCGGGGGCGATCGTCCTGTGGCCGGAGGTGGAAGACCTGTACACGCTGATGTCGATGCGGGCCGAAAGCGGCCGCAGCGCCTTCGAGCGCGAGAAGCAGAACTCGCCGATCCGGCCCGAGCTGTGCGAATGGCCCGAATCGTACTTCGACGAGACGATCTGGTTCGACGCCTGGCCGGAGCACCTGGCCGTCAGGACGCTGGCGCTCGACCCGAGCAAGGGGAGCGACGCGCGCCGGGGCGACTTTTCGGCGTTCGTCCGGCTTGGGGTGGACCGGCGGGGAATCCTCTACGTTGAGGCGGACCTTGCCCGACGCCCCAGCCCGCAAATCGTCGCCGACGGAGTGGAGCACTTCCGCCAGTTCCGGCCCGACGCCTTCGGCGTCGAGGCGAACCAGTTCCAGGAGCTTCTGGGCGGGGCGTTCGAGGCGGAGTTCCTCAAGCAGGGCCTGTTGGGCGTGCGCCCCTGGCTGGTCGACAATCAGGTCAACAAGCAGGTGCGGATCCGCCGGCTGGGGCCGTACCTCGCCTCCCGGCGAATGAGATTCAAGGACAATTCCCCGTCGACCCGGCTGCTCGTGGACCAGCTCAGGGTCTTCCCGGCCGGGGACCACGACGACGGCCCGGATGCCCTGGAAATGGCCATCCGCCTGGCCGTGGAGCTGCTCCATGCTGCGCCGGGCGATGGGCTGGGGGACCGGCTGGCGCTGGACTGTTAAGCCGCAAGCGGCTGAATCAAAAGACTTACGAAGAACAAGAACAGGAGAACCCGCCATGGAGAATCATGACGAATCGAAGCGCCCGGACCCGCTCAACAGTCTCCAGCGGCGCCTGCTGGAGGCGTTCGACGACCTGTGGGACAACTTCGTCGACCCGGCCGACGCGCTGTACGACGTCGACGGCTTGCGCTGGGCGCCCGTCGGCGGCGAGACGGCCTTCGGCTCGGGGCAGGGCGTGCCGTTTTCCGGCGAGCCGCAGCTTGGCGAGATCCGCCAACAGTGCCGGGCCCTCGCCCTGCACAACGAGTTCGCCATCAACGGGCACGAGAACCGAATCAGCTACGTGGTCGGCAGCGGGCACGCGTACCGGGTGTCGGCCCGGGAGAATCCCGACGAGCTCGGCCCGCTGGTCCGCGACGTTCAGGCCGTCCTGGACGCCTTCCTCCGCGCCAACCAGTGGCACCGGCGCCAGCAAGAGATCGTGCGCCGCCGCGACCGGGACGGGGAGGCGTTCCTGCGCCTGTTCGTCGGGCCGGAGGGGGCGGTGCGGGTGCGCTTCGTCGAGCCGTCCCAGGTGTCCACGCCGACGAACCTCGCCGGCGATCCCGCGGCGAGCTTCGGCATCCAAACCGATCCGAACGACGTCGAGACCGTGCTGGGCTACTACGTCGACGGCCACTGGGTCGACGCCTCGGAAATCCAGCACCGCAAGGCGAACGTCGACGGCAACGTCAAGCGCGGCCTGCCGCTGTTCTATCCCGTGCGCAAGAACCTCCGCCGGGCCGAAAAGCTGCTGCGCAACATGAGCGTGGTGGCGGGAATCCAATCGGCGATCGCCATCATCCGCAAGCACGCCTCCGGCGGCCGGGCCTCGGTGCAGCAGTTCGTCCACGACCAGGCCGAGGCCAGCGTGACCGGGCAGAGCACCGGCCGGACCAGCCTTTTCCAACGCTACGCGCCCGGGACGATCCTCGACGCCTTTGCCGGGCTGGACTACGAGTTTCCCGCGGCGGCGGTCGACGCCAGCCGCTACGTGGCCGTGCTCCAGGCGGAGCTTCGGGCGATTGCAGCCCGGCTGGTGATGCCCGAGTTCATGCTCACCAGCGACGCCTCGAACGCCAACTACGCCTCGACCATGGTCGCGGAAGGCCCGGCGGTGAAGATGTTCCAGCGACTCCAGCAGGAGATGATCGAGGAGGACCTGGAGGTGATGCGGCGGGTGGTGGGCGCGGCGGTCGAGGCCGGCCGCTTGCCCCGCGAGGTCCTCAGCGCCGTGGAAATCCAGGCCGTGCCACCGTCGCTGGCGGTCCGCGACCGTCTCAAGGAGGCCCACGCCGACGAGATCCTGCTCAGGAGCGGAGTGATGTCGGTCGAGACCATGGCCCTGCGCCACGGGCTGGACCCCGACCGCGAACAGCGGCTGATCGACCAGCGCCCGGCCAAGGCCAGGGGGGTGGCCAAAAAATCGTCTTGAGCAGCAGCCGCGCATTTCGTATGGTGGCCGTTGATGACCATGACGCTCAGCGAAACGCCGACGAATCAGAAGAAGCTGGCCCAGCTCCAGCGGGCCTTGACCGAGCTGTGCACCGAGGTCCTCCGACGGGGGTTCCACGGCGCGGCCAGCGTGGAGCTGAGCGTCCAGGACGGCACGATCCAGCGGATTCGATGCCGGGTGGAGCGGATCGAGCAATGATGAGGGGCCAGGGACTAGGGGCTAGGGATTAGGGGCTAGGGGTTAGGGATTAGGGGTTCGAGAACGAGGCTGCGTACCGACTCCCTAGCCCCTAGTCCCTAATCCCTAATCCCTAATCCCCAATCCCTTGTATTAGTGCCAGGGTATTCAAAGGGCCTGCTCCAAGCAGGTATCGAGCGAAGCCCGGCGGGACCCAAGCGGTTCCCGGCGGGCTTTGTTTGTTTTTGCGGGAAGGGAACACGATCATGGGCGAGATGCTTCAGGAGCTGGTCGACTCCCGTGGGGTGAGCGTGCGGGTCGATCCGCAGGAGGGGGTGATTCGGGGCGTGAAGATCCTCGGCCTCGAGTCGCGCAACGGGCGCAGCTACCGGCCGGAGGCACTCTCGCGGGCCGCCTTGCTGTACGAGGGCGCCAAGGTCAACGTGAATCACCCCAAAGGGGCTCCCACCGCGCCTCGGGATTACCAGGATCGGATCGGAGTGATCCGCAACGTCGCCGTGCGCCCGGAGGGGCTGTTTGGCGATTTCCAGTTCAATCCCAAGCACGCGCTGGCGGAGCAACTGGTCTGGGACGCGGAGCACGCCCCGGAGAACGTGGGATTCTCCCACAACGTGGAGGCCCGCACCAGCCGGAGCGGCGACGGGGTGGTGGTGGAGGCGATCCTGCGGGTTCAGAGCGTGGACCTGGTTGCCGACCCGGCCACGACCCGGGGACTGTTCGAATCGGTCGCCGACTCTGGTGCAGCCGCCCTCACCCCCGTGCCCTCTCCCGCAAGGGGAGAGGGGAGTGGTGGTCCGGACGGCGGCAAGCCGGCCGCGCCGGCGTGGGCCGAGCTTTCGATCGCAGACCTCAGGCGGCGCCGCCCCGATCTGGTCGAGGCGATCGTCCAGGAGCAGGCGGGGACCCTCGCAGCGCTTCGCGCGGAGGTCGATCGTCTGCGAGCGGCCGAGGCGCTTCGCCGCAAGGAGGTCCGTGCCCGGCAACTGCTCGAGGAGTATGGTCTACCCGATCCCGACGGCGCCGACGGCCGTGCGAGATCGCTGGTGAGCCCATGGTTTCTCGAATCGCTGCTGGCGGCGCCCGACGACGAGGCGATGCGGGCGATGGTGGAAGATCGGGCGAAGCTGGCACGTCTTGCCGGCGAGTGGGGCCTGCCGGGCTCTCGGGGCACCGGCCGCCCGATCTCGCGCGATCAGTGCGCCGTCGACAGGTCCACGCCGGCCGACGTCATGGCCTTTGTGGAAGCGATCACCTGAGGAAAGCGGAACGCCACGGAGGGCGTTCCCTACAGACGGAATATCAGCCTCGGCCCCTATCCTTGAAAGGAGAACCCGAACGTGAGCGACAAGATGCGTTGGAGGTACGGCGACACGAACCCCGTGGTCGCCGCGGTCGATGCCGCAACGGTCATCGAGATCGGCGATCTGATCTACCTGGACACGGACGACGGCAAGCCGGCGTCGGCCCAGGCCAACCAGGGGAGCAAGGCGCTGAACCAGGAGCGGTTCGTCG